TGACGGTGATAGCAACTCTGCTACCCGTTCTAGCGTCTTCTCTGTTACTCAAGGTCTGCGTTTCGCATACCCTACTGTCGAAGCTGATACCCCGACTATCACTCGAACCTGATTATACTGGGGAGTCTTATGGCTCCCCTTTTTTTATTTATTATAACTATGACCGCTTCCACATTTAAGACCGATACCGAACTATCCGCAGTCAATCAAGTGCTGGGAGCAATCGGTCAAGCACCAATTACTGAACTTGATTACGCTAACCCTGAGATCTCTTACATCTACCAATTGTTACAAGAATGTAATCGTGATGTACAGAGTGAAGGTTGGTCATTTAATACAGAAAAACATGTTACAACCAGTCCTGACGCTAATGATCAGTTTGTTATGGCTGATAACATTTTACAAGTAGATCTATCTGGTGACTTTGCTAATCGTAATCTTAATGTTATTGTCAGAGATGGTAAGCTATATGATAAGGTTCAACATACTAATGAGTTTACTAAAGCTAAAGGTCTTTTAAACAATGACGGTACTATTGATCTTGATTATGTCTACCTTCTAGATTTTACTGATCTACCACAACCTTTTAAACGTCTGGTAATTTATAGAGCAGCTACCCGTGCAGCTGCACAGTTAGTTTCTAATCCAACACTAGTTCAAATGCTACAAGTAAATGAAGTTAGAGCCCAATCATATTGCATGGAATATGAATGTAACCAGGGTGACTACAGCATGATGGGTTGGCGTGATGGAACTGCATACCACTCTTTTTTTCCTACTGATGCATTGCAGCGATGAGTTCAATTAGTCAAACAATCCCAAGCTATGTTGCGGGTATTTCAGAACAACCTGACCAACTTAAACTTTCAGGTCAGCTTAAAGATTGTGTAAACGCTCTACCTGATGTCACTAGGATGTTAGGTAAGCGTCCAGGGTGTGAGTTTTTACGTGAAGATACTGGAAATGATGCTCATAAAGGTAAATGGTTTGATATCTATCGTGATGCTACTGAGCAATATATTGGATCAGTTAGAGAGAATGGTACTGTTGATGTGTTTCGTGTAGTTGATGCACCACTCAGAACCTATAAGGATACTAATGGAGTTAATGATGTTGAAGAGCGTTTTTATATTGTTTTAGCTAATACTAATACTTCTATAACTCAGTTTCAACCTAACACTGAGTACACTAATCGTCCGACTATTAACACTACAGCTGAGGCTGAGAATCCACAACGTAATGCAACTGGGCTCACTGTTAATTTTAAAACTAATGCAGACAGTAAAGTTGAATATGTAGAAATTAATCGAGTTGGGAATAATAATTATAAAGCAAATGATGTACTAGAAATTGAGGTAACAACTCCTGCAGCTTTAGATTCATTTAACCCTGCCCTTACTTCTAATAACTTTGTTGGAGGAGTAACAAATATATTCCCTCCTCTTAATACAGCAGGAGTAGTTCGTAGTATTATTAATCCTATTTTACAAGGAACAGCTTCAGACTTCACTGCATCTAATATTAATACAATCTATGATCCGCTTTCGGGTGACAGTGGTGGGTCTGGTCTCACAGTTGACATTGATTACGTATCAGGAAACCAAGGTACACTTACTATTACATTAAATAATCCTGGACAAAATTATAGTCCTGGTGACTACTTATTAGTAGATTTAGGCACCGGCACTGGCCAATTAAATCAGCCTAATATAAATAGACTAGCATTTCAGGTTAGACATAATACTGGAGTTTATGATTTTAATGTAGGTAACTTTACTAATATAGCAACTACAGGTGGTAGTGGATCTGGTCTTACAGTTGATGTGGTACTTCAAAATAATAACCAGATTAACAGCATAGCAGTTAATAATCCTGGAAATGGGTATACTGTAAATGATTCGATTACACTTAATCCATCTTTTTCTGACGGTTTAGGAACTCATGCTAATGAAATAACTTTCGATGTAGCCAGCATTGTAAATTGGAGTGATGCAACTAACGTTAATACAACTTCTACTGGAAATGGGGTAGGTCTTACAGTTGATGTAACTGTAGATACTAATAATAATAATGCATTAGAGTCCATTTCAATAAACACTCCTGGAACAGGATATGCTGATAATGACGTTATAACAATTCTCGGCGGTAGTAATGGTCCTAACATTACTTGTCAAATTAATGGTTTGTTATCTGGTTTTACATCAACATTTTTTACAGGTTTAGCAGGTGAACAATGTAATGTTAAGTATGATGATGTTAGTCATCAAATTAATGATTTAAATAAAACAGGTACTACTTTACCTACAACTGCTGATACTAACTGTGAATACCTAGAACACACAGATATTGACAAAATTAAAAAATTAACTATTAATGATACTACTGCGTTTGTTAATAGAGATAAAGTAACATTAATGGCTAATGATGAAGAACCTGTAGCTAAAAATGAAGGTTTTATAGAAATCACAGTTTTAGATTATGGCTTTACTTATCAACTTGATGTTGTACAAGATGATGTAGTTCATTCTATTTCGGAAAGACTTGGGTCAACATCAAATCTTGATACGCTAATTACTAATTTAATAGGTGCAGCCGGTACTAGTGCCACTCTTAGAAATGCAGGGTTTATAGCTAATAGGATTGGTAACGGCATCCATGTTATATCACCACCAGTAGGTGGAGTCGCTGCCGTAACCAACAGTGCAACAACAACTAACTTAACTCCAAACAAAACTTGGACTGATATTCCTATTGGTAGTGGTGGTGCTCTAGTATCAGTAACGACTAATAGTAGTGGTAATGTTCAAGCAAATAAGGTTGTAGTCACTTATCCAGGATCAGGGTATACTGTAAATGACCAGTTCACTATATCAGGTGCCACTTTAGGAGGTTCGGTAGATATCATTGTAGATGTCGCTGCTGTAGGTAGTACTGATTCACCTTTTTCTATTACAACAGCAGAAAGACAGTATATAACTACTTATACTGATGAAGTACAAGACATTTCTGTATTAAGTGAACAGTGTCGTAATGGTTACCGGGTTAAAGTTGCTAACAGTGGTAGTCTTGAAGATGATTACTATGTTAAATTTAAAGGCTCTAATGGTAGTGATGGTCCAGGGGTATGGGAAGAGTCAAGAAAACCAGGTATAAAATTTAAAATTAATTCTGATACTATGCCACATATTATGTTCCGTCAAAGCGATGGTTCATTCCTTGTGTGCCCAACCGAGTATGAAGAGCGTAAAGTTGGTGATGATATTACTAACCCACTACCATCATTTATCGATAATAAAATAAATAATGTAACTCTTTACAGAAATAGACTTGGTTTTTTATCTAATCAGAATTTAATCTTAAGCCGTCCTGGTGACTTTTTTAACTTTTTTGTAGCGACTGCTCTAGCAATTACTGCTAAAGATCCTATTGATATTTCAGCAGCTTCACCAAAACCAGCTACTCTTTTTGATGCAATTGAAGTTAATACTGGATTAATTTTATTCAGTAGATCACAGCAATTTATGCTAACTACTGATAATGATATTCTGTCAGCAGAAACAGCAAAAATAAATTTTGTTTCATCATTTAACTACAACGAAAACGTTAGCCCTTTTTCACTTGGTACTACCATTGGATTTTTGAATGATGAAGGTAGTAATACCAGGTTATATGAAATGTCTAATCCTCCTAGAGAGGGGCAGCCTGAAGTTATTGAACAAAGTAAGATTGTATCTAACCTATATCCAACTGGTATTGACCAGATTGCTACATCTAAAAACAATGCTGTTGTATTAACTGCGGTTAATGGAACACCTGACATTTTCGGATACCGGTATTATAACACTACAGAGAGGCGCCTACAGTCTGCTTGGTTCAAGTTTAAGATGACTGGAGATATAATCTATCACACGATTATTCGTGACACCTACTGGGCTGTTGTACGTAATCTAGATACTGCCTCTAACCCTGACGTTAATATCGTTACCATCCAAAAGATGGAGCTAAAACAGAACGATGGTACTGTTACAGTTAACAATGCTACTCAAGGTATCATCTGCTATCTTGATAACAAACGAGAGATTCCTCATGCTGATCTAACCTATAGTGCAGCTAATGATGAAACCACGTTTACTCTACCTTGGACTTATGACCGAACTAAGTTCAATGCAACCACGTTTAAAACTGGTCTAACTGTATTTCAACTTGGAGATGGTGAAGATGGTCGTGTTGTTGATCTTGTATCAGCCGGTGGTACTCCTGCTCGCATTAATACAATTGATAACACTAACTTCCAAACTGTCACCTTACGTGGACGATGGGATGAGCAGACCGATATTGCAATCACTAATGCTGCTGCTGGTACTAACTTAGCAACGGGTAAGTTTACTGGTCTCGGTACTACAGGTGGTAATGGTACTGGTTTATTACTAGCAGGTGAGATAGACATATATGGTGATTTAATTAATGTGCAAATTGTGAACCCTGGTTCAGGGTATACCACAGGTGATGTGGTTACTATCCAGGCTTCTGTTGGTACTGCTACTACCGCTACCTGCACACTGACCATTACTGAGCAGAGTCTATTCGTAGGCTATGCATATGAAATGGATGTGCATTTCCCTGTCATCTATCCTACTAAAGGACAAGGTGATTCAGCTCGATCTGATGTACAAGGTAGTCTAATTATCCACCGTTTTAAAATCAACACTAGCTCTACTGGTACTTTCCAAATGGAACTTGATCGTAAATACCGAGATACCTATTCAACCACACATGAAGCAAAGAAGTTTGACTCTTATTTAGCAGATGATATTGCTATCGGTAGTGTAGATGAAACTGTTGTAGCTTGTTATGACCGAAATACTAATGTTGATTTACATCTTAAATCTTCTTATCCCCTGCCAGTTACACTTATTTCTATGACTTGGGAAGGAGAATATACCAACAAGAATTATAGGAGAGCGTAACTATGCCTTTATCAGCGCTTGCTATGGTAGCTGGTGGTCTTACAGCAGGTAAGGGTATTACAGCTAGTATTATTGGCAACAATGCAAAACAGGAAGCTTACAGAAAACAAAAAGCAGCGGCACGCCGAGCTGCTGACCTAGCTAATCAACAGATTTCTAGGAACTACGGACTGACAATTGATAATTATCTTGGTAATGTCCAAGCCGTTGAACAACAGTGGAACGCTCTGATTAACCAGTCGTTAGCTGATTCTCAGTTTCTTGACGAATATGCTGGGGATGTGTACGTACAACGCCAACAAAAATTAAATAATGTATTTGCTCAAGAGGCATTTAGACAACAAGATCAGATGGTTCGCTACATGCAATCATCTGGTTTCGCTGCTGCTTCAGGTAAAACTGGTGTTACTGCAGGACGTGGTGCCGTACAGAACGCTGCTCAACTAGGCCGTAACCAAGCTATTGCTGCTCGTGAGTTAATTGGTGCTGTTGATGCCTTTGATAAGCAAAGTGAAATTGATAACAAACGCTTCGCCCATGACAAGTATAAGATTGGACAACGTGCTGCTATCCTCCCATCTCTTGGTAGGGTACCTGATCTCCCCACGTTCCAACAACCTGCTGCTGTAACTAGACCTAGTAATTCACTTGCTATGGATATCACCAGTTCACTTATTGATAGTGTAGTCACTGCTGTTACAGTTAACCCTGCTAAGACTGGTTTTAAACCATCAGCAGGTAAGCCAAACTTTGCAGCTCCTGCAGCTAACGCATCGATACCTAAATTTAGTACAGAAGGAATGTTTAAGCCTAGCTTCTATGATCAGTTTGCAGTTAAAGGATTGATAGGACAATGAAACGATTTGAACAACAGAGGCAATACAACCCCACTACCTATCAACTACCACAGGGACCGCTACAAGCTCCTGACCTTGCCTCTCAGATTAGAGCTGAGTACCAGCGGTCAAAACAAGCTGATCAACCATACTTCAATCAGTTACAGCAGAATGACAAGATAGAAACTGCAAACATGCGGATTAGTCTTGACAAAGTTAACCAAGAGGTTAAGCGTGATACAGACTTCGCACTTCAAAAACTAATCCCTTTCTCTA